AGATTTGATTGACGTAGTTGTCCAGCCACTTGAATTGCCCCGCCACAGCGCCGTTTACGTTGAATCGGAATTCATCGTTCGCGGTGGCAAACTCACCATAGAAGGTGTAACCATTGCTCATGAGGGCAGTGTAATCCGCCTCGTTTGTCACGGTCGCGGCAATACCATCTTGCTGCATGAACATGATGTTGCGACGACCATTTGTGCGCTTAAAGTCAATTGCTGCGATACCGCCACAGAGCGCCGCTACTTGCTCAATGGTGCCGTAGTAGGGTGTCGTGCCGTTTTGCTCCGTGCTGGCAAGCCATGCGCCAAACGAGGCGTCGTTGTTGGCAACCAGCGCTGCGCCCGTGGTGTCTTGCGCCACATAAGCAAAACGGCTGTTTTGCAGCGTAACCCACTCGGCCATTTCTTCCATTACCTGGCGGTCTTGCTCTTCCAAGTACGTGATGACACCGAAGTTTTGCGTGTTGTTCAACACCCAAGGCATGAGCGTATCAGCAGTTTGTGCGGCGCGGCCATTTTCTGCGCGAGCACCGTCAGCTTGGGTCATCCCCAAGGCTTCAGCTACAGCGCCTGAAGCAAACCCGATGGTTTCGGTATCGCCGGTAGAAATGGTGGTCACTTCAAACGCCTGTTGCTGCTCGTTGAAGTCACCAACAAAGTTGTTGGTGTCTGTCAGCAGAGCGGCAGCATCAGAGAAGCTGGTAACGGCGGAGAAGTCAACGTTGATCGTGACGGGGGTGCCGTTAACGGTAACCGTGAAATCGCCGCTAATGGCCTGCAATTCAGTAAGCGACATACCGCGAACCGGCGAGCCACGCAAGATAGCGGATGTATCCCCATCGGCTTGCTGCACAATCCACAAAGTGCCGGGGACTTTGGTTGCGCCTCGGTAACCTAGAAAATAGCGTTGCGCGAAATTATACTCAGGCGACGCCAGCCCAAAGTAAGCGCCTACCTCGGCGGGGCTTCCAAATTGCTGCACACCAATAACCCGCTCGGTCGGGTCAGTGTTGATAAGCAGCGTATTCATGGCCAGTGGCTGGCCGCCCGTTCCTACAGCGGAAGGGTTGATCGTGACGATGCGACTTGCTGGGATGGACATATTAAGGCTCCGGTCTAATGATTACGCTGGCGTCTTCAGCGAAGTCTTGAGCGTGTGTAACTGTTGGGTTGTATTGTAATCCAAGATCGAGAATAAAACGATCTTCATACTGATTTGAATCGTTAATATAAGGATGGCGCTGTCTGGACTGAACATATAGCGGCTTGCAGATTTCCATATTATCTGTGCCGTAATAGTTTTTCCACAGATTGGCGACGATACGGCTGCGCGACTCGGCCATAGGGCCATAGAAATCAAGCTGCACCCGCACCTCAACCGAATTTTGCACCATTGCTTCGTTTGGCGGATTATACGTGGTAACTGACTCGTCCATATTGGAATCGAACAGCACTTGCATAACAATCGCGTTTTCTGGCAAAGGCTGGTTATTTTGCGTTGACTGGATTATTTGCATCGTCGCGTCAGGAAACAAGCCAAGCAAAAACAACCGTATCTCACGGTATAGCTCTTGGTGATCCAGACTTAACTGCGCCATGCCAGCACCCTAGTCCACGTAGCGTAGGACTCCATGACCTGGTTAACCTCCCACTCTGCGGGGGCTTCTTCGCCGTAGGCGGGGAAAATGAATTTAGAGCTACCACGGCCAAGCCAACGGCGAATTCCGTCAATCGCGCCAAACGCATAAATAGAAATAAACTCACCCTGTTTATTCACAAGGTCAAGATTGAATTTCTCTTGCGAAGAAAGCGATTGCATTTGCACTTCGATTTCTTCGCTGATATATGACGGCACCTGCTTGCCATAATCGTCAACCGTGTAACCCGTATTAACCTGCAACGTCACGGTGCGGTTAGGGTTAACGTTCTGTGTCGCCATGTTGGCTAGGGCGCGGACATTAATCATTTTTCTTCGATCTCGTAAGAAAATGAATTGCGCAATAGTCGATCATTGGCACGCAACGGCGCGTTGTAGCCTTTTTGTGCGATAGTGGACGGCGCGTTAGGCGGCTCCGACCACGTTTGCACCGAATCAGCTAACGCGCCTACCATATGCTCTCCGATTAAGCGAAGCGCGGTTTCTGTGTCGTGCTCGTTTATCAGTGATGCGGCCATTCGGGGTAGAGTACGTCGATTTTTGGATACAGTCGACCTAAAAAAAGGGCGCGACGGAATCACATCAGTTCCGTACTCGTTCACATAACCAACTTCAGCAACCGGTGTGCCGTCGGGGTATGTCTTGCCGCCCATAATGCCAACACGCAAAGCGACCTTATCCAGGCCGCGATACTTGTCGAGCATTTTCTTTAGGGCGCTCATGTCAACCGTCCCAGCCTTCTTGTGTCATTGATAGTACGTCCTCTGCACCGGCATAGGCGCAATACCCAGGCGGTACACCATCGAGCGGTACTTCTTGGTCAACTGCCAGTACATTGCACCCCACGGAGTTTGCAGATACCAGCGCTCGTTATTGCCCATTGTGCCGTAATCCAGCCCCACCGATACCGTGCCTTCCGTAGCATTGGAAATGCGGCCCACTACAGGGCTTCCGTTTTCTGCCTGTTGCGACAACAAAGCAATATGCGCCACCAACAAATACAACATGGTTTTACGGGCGTCTAGGTCTTTAACGACACTGCATTCGGTGTTGTCCAGGAACGTCTCTGCCATAGCAAAGTACATCACTAGCTGCTCGTCCGTCGCGGTAATGGACGGATAGAGCAACCGGAATTCAGCGGAATCAAAAACAACGACGCCCGTCATGCTTACTTGTCGTCAGAAGCGCCAAGGGCACCGGGCTTATCGGTTTCCTTGACCTTAGGCAACTGCTCATGTCCTGATTTGTTGCCCTTGTTGTCTTTGGCTTTGGCCTTCGCTTCGCGCTCGTTTTTGGCAGCAAAGATAAAGCCGCCTTTAACCAATTTCGATTCAGCGTGTACTTTAGACCATGCCTCCCACAGAGCAGCGGGTACGTTTTCGGTCAGGCCATGATCGGCACCAACAATGGCGTTGTTGTTCCAGCCGTTAATGCGCACGTCCTTGTGGCCGTCAACCTGCATGATGATTCCGTTTGGCAGCTTGCAGCCGATAGTAACTGTACTCATTTATTGACTCTCCGAGATCCGGGGGCATTGGCCCCCGGTGTTATTGTTAAACTGCAACGATGGCAGTAGCAACCATCATCGGGCGGTAGATGATCGTGCCCACGGTGCCTTGGCTGCGCTTTTGACGCCAGCTTGACAGTTGCAACACCATCGGATGCACGCGCATCTTCTCGGTGAAGGTGGGCTCAACCGTATCGACGCCTTCGTAGCTGTCAACGATCAGCTTGATGTTTTCACCAGCCGGGGTGGACATTTCCGGCGCGGTTTCAATGCGCAGATTCGGAAAGTTCTTTTTCAACTGGTCGGTCACGTTGACGTTGTACTGGTTCGTCTTGGTGAAGTGGGTTTCCGCTTCAGGCGACAGAATCAGCGTCATACGCTCGTTACGATCAACCAGGCCGCCAGTTTGGCTAATCAAAAGAGTGTACAACTCTTGAATATCAGCGTAGATCGCCGCAGCGTCCTTGGCCGCCCAGGTGGTGGGGGTAATAGCAGGAAGCAGGGACGGATCGTTCAGCAGGCCGTAGTTGCGCAACCCATCAACGCCGTAGAAGTACGTCTTGTTCTGGAATTTATTCAAGGTCAACGCCGCGCTGATTTGCTTACGCGCAACCCAATCCAGTTTGGCGGCACCGGCACGCTCCACCTCACGCTCACCGAGTTCGATGATCGTTTGGTAGTAGTACGTGTCGCGGGTTTCCCAGTTGACGTTGGTGCCGGACATGCCGTTTTCGGAGAAGTCGTCATAAGACGAAGTTTCGCCGGTGGCTTCTGCAATCGGGAATTGCAGGAAGTCATCCGTCCAAGTGCCTTTCTTGGTTTCGCCGAAAACCTGCGCGGCTTTCATTGGCTCCACCAGGACTTCGATCACGCGAGGATCAACGTAAGTGGTGAACATCGCCAAGATGCCCGCGTTGGGTGCGGTCAGAAGATCGCCCGCGTCCATAGCGATAGGCGGGCGCTGGCCTTGCTCCAATACTGTAGCGGGGTGTCCGGTCGCAAACACGATACCGGCGTTTTGTTGCAAGTCTTGCAGGTTATACATGTCTGCTCCTTAAATTGCAAATCGAGTGATTTTTACAAGGTCGCCCGCATCGCCAGCTTCCGCGAACACGAACCCGGTGTCTGTGGCGTCCGTGGCTGCGGCCTGAACTGAGCCGTCTGCATCCAGCGCATATACGGTGTCACCAACTGCTACCGTGCCCGGCGCCATTACGTAAAAGTCGCCAGAAGTGAACAGGGCTACTTCTCGGCCAGTCGGAATGACCATACTGGCAGACTGCCCGAGAGGCACGATGGCTTGGTTGTTGCGGTGGACAAAGCCAACGCGCAAGCCGGTGTCATTCTCTGCGTACACTTTGCCGGTGTCCAGATCAGCAAAAGCAAACTGGCCCACAGTGATAGGCTCGCCAGCCACTAGCGCGGCTTCCCCAGCCACCATATTTTGGCGCGGGTTGGTCGATGCGAAATCGCCCGCTACGCCACGGGGCAAATCGCGATTAATATCTTGTTGAAAGGTCATGACAGTTACCCCTGTTTAAAGCGTTTCGTAAGATCAGATGCGGGCGCGTGATCCATTGCCACCGTAGCGGCTGGTTTGTCGTCACGCTGCATTGCGACAAGTGCTTTTAGGCCAGCCTCGTTGATGCCGTCGCACGCAATGCCTTTTTGCTTGAGCGCGTATTCGTAGATCGCCTTAGCGTCCGAGAAGCCGTCCATTGCAATTCTGCCCACCAGCGGCTCCACTGCGTCGCGGGCGGCATACTTGGCGTTGATTCGCGCTTCCACTTCGGCGGCAATCGCGGCTGCGTCCAACGCGTGTTTATGACCCTCGTCTTCAGCTTCGCGGCGGTCTCGGTCACGGTCTTTGCGCTCACGTTCTTCACGCGCTTTTAAGCGCATGGCTTCCGACTCATTATCGCGCTCGGCCTGCGTCTGCTCGTCCTTGGCTGGCTTGTCCGCGCCACCCTCGGCTTTTTCGGGGGC